CATTTTTGTTGAATTTATTTTTGTTTGCCATCCATGTGCTAATCCTTCTTTCAATATTAAAAAACTTTTGATCCTCCCATCTTAGTTTTCCATTTTTTTGATTTGATTCTGTCCAATATTCAAAGAATGATTCATATTGGTCACCTAATAAATATGAATGCGAATCAATAAAATTTCGAAAATCGTTTTTCTTATTTTCTATAATTGATTTAATAGATTCTTGTTTAGTGGATTCTTGTTTAGTATTATTTGATGGTTTTCCTGATGTAGGAAATTCCTCCGTAGGATTTCCTAATGTTAGGTTTTCCGCCGTAGGATTTCCGACCTTAGGATTCTCAAATAGGATATATTCAACTTCCCAAAACCCCTTTGAATTTTGATACCTTCTTCTTGCTAGGTATCCATTTTCTTCTAATTCTTGCAAAGATGATTTAACACTAGGCAAACCTTCCCTTAATAATCGGCTAATTTTTTCCGCACTAAATTCCCAATTTTCAGGCTTTGATTGAATAAAGGCATACATACCTTTTGATTTTAGAGATATTAAATTGTCATTCAATAACTCATTTGGCACCGTTGCGTACCTGCTTGCAATTTTTAATTTTGCCATTTTGAAAATAAAAAAGCCGGCTGTGTGAGAGAACAGACCGGCTTTGTGGTTTTTAAACCCAATTAATCACCGAAAGACTCTCACCCCTTTCGCTGATTACAATACAAATATAATGCTTTCACATTAATATCACACCTTTCAATGGCTTAAATTTGAATAGGTTGCCATATTGTGGATGTTCCAATACAAATTTTCTTGCGTAATGTGGTGCCATGTTATTGTTCACCTTGAATGGATCATTGTTTGACCTGAATGAATATTCAAAACGCATTTGCTCAAAAATGTACTTTGAACCAATTTGTCTGCGACCTTCTTTGGCCATCCTGATTGCAATCATTTTGTACAACTCATAGATGTGCTTGTTGCTTTGGTCGTATTGCTGAAAATTTACCATGATTATGTGATTTTGGGTGAATTAAATTCAATTTTGCGTAATTACATTGTAATTCCTTTGCGATATGCGACCAAACTTGATTGAACGTATATCCTAACTCATTTGTTTTTGCCATCTTTTACCATGTTTAAAATTGCCCCTAATATCGTGAAAAACATTTGGGCACAAGTCCAATAAAAAACCAAATTTATTTTGTCATCAATGCTCATTTCTTTACGTATCTAATTATTGACATTATAGGTATTCCAATCAATCTGCGTTCCGGATCGGGATGTTTGAAAAACAAAGTCCGATTGCCCTCTGTTGCGTGATCCAATTCGGATTTCAAAAATAAAACCTGATTCCCCAATCGGTATTCAAGTTCATACACGGCCCCAATTTCAACATCTCTGTGCTTTAAATTTGCCGTTGCAACGGAATAAATTGCCTTCAATTCTCCGTGCCTTGTGGTGTAACTATCAACGATTTTTCTCATGGCTAAAATGGAAGTTCAGATGGATCATCGATTGGATTCACTTCACGTTGGATTGGCTGTGCCGGTGCTGATTGTGCCGGTTGATCCAAGATTTTCAACAATTTAAAATTCCCAACAATCGGCAATTTTAACCCTGATTCACGTTCCTCCTTTGTCGTGTTTTGCTTTACGAATCCATTGTTTTCGTATTGATCCGGTGTGTCTGTCAAAACTCCTGTAATGTCCAAATACTTTGCCCCTGTTTTTTGGCTTTCAAATATGCGTGATTTGTCGATTTTTGAAAGGTCAATTTTAATGCTTACTAAACGTGCCATTTGTTATTTATTTAGATTGTTTATTTAATTACTTTTTTGATTGTGGTTGTGGATGTCTTTGATGGTGGATAGAAATCCATCAATTCACCTGTTTCCTCATCCAATGTGGATGTCTTTGATTTCAATGCCTTGCAAAATGCCTCCACCTCTTTTTGTTTCTCTTTTAGGCGATCAATTTCAAATTGCAACTTGCACCACGATTCGGTTTCCGAATAATCGTATTTTACACCGCCCTCCATTTCCGAAAAGTCCACACCAAATGCTGATAATTTGCCATCCTTATGTTTGCGTAAATCAGCAAATAAATGCTCTTTAAGGTGTTTGTCCATTTCGGCTGATAATAACGTGAATTTTGCCAATTGTGCCGCCAATTTCACGGTATCTATTGCATCTGCGTTGGCCATAAATGATTCAGCCATTTTTGCAATCTCCTTTTTGCTTAAATCTAGGATTTGGCCATCAACGGCCATCAATTCGTTTTTCATAGGTTATTTTATTATTGGTTTGATAATTCTGCTTTTCTGTGGTTGAATAATTGTTGTATTTCTTTGTTGGCTTTTGCCTCATCGGTCAAATTGTTCCATTTGAATTTTAAATCATCCATTGTTTTTGATCCATTTACAAAATCAATTAATTCTTTAAACTCTTTGTCAAATTGCGATAATTCAGGCATTCCTGTTTTGGCCTGTGGCTTTGATTCCTGCGATTTGCCGTGATCATTTGTTGCATCTGAATCCTTTGTATCATCAATGGCAAATAATCCGTTTAATGCGTACTTTCTTGCGTAACTCGATGCGGCCCCTGTAATCTGCGATCCATCCATTCCCTTTTTGGTTTCTTCTTCACGTGCAAACCCTGTTGCCTGATATTCTAATTCGCCATTGTATAATGTTGCGATCGATTGAACATAAATACGGCCACCAACTTCGCCAACTGAATCTGTTAGTGTGATTGAAAACCCCATTGGATTCACAACCTTTTTGACTGCCTCCAAAATATCTTCGGCTGATCTGTAATGGTATTTCCCAAATGAATTGAATTGCCCTTTGGGTGCTTTTAATTTTGCCTGTATTTCGGCTAATGGATTACTTGATTTTTCCTGATTCATCGTATAATTGTTTTGAAATTCGGTTGATTGATTCCCACATTAGGGGATAATTTAATTTTCTTGAAATGGCCATCTGCACATTGTGTGGCTCCCATTTGTCTTTGCGTGGTGGCTGAATCCCTTGTTTGTTTAAATCCTCAGCCACCAACCTTTGTAATTCTGATTGATTAATTTTAACCCTCATATCTTTTCTCTAAATTCTTTTTATATTTCTGTTCCAACATATCCTGCATGGAATCAAATTGCTCCATGCCGATTTCTTTGCCACCATTATTGGTCAATTCGTTTTGGATAAATTTTCCAAGTTCATCCGTGCTGTCGAATGATTTGGTCACGGTGTAATATCCTGCGTGATCTTTGAATGTGATTTTATAAACCATTGCCGTAGTGATTAAATGTTTCCAACTATGTACATAATTTTCACACATATTGCAACGGCTGTTAAAACGATAACTAAACCTGCAATGTCATTTTTGTCGATTGTTTTTAATAGATTCCACATATTGTTGTTGTTTAAAAGATTGCCGGGAATCCGCCCGGCTCGGTGTTATTTTATAATTTTTACTTCACTTTCTGTTTCAATTATTACCCTTGCACCGCAACTCAATAATGGTTTGGAATCACATCCCTCGCCTGAATAAATTATCCTAGAATTTCCAAGTATTTCAACTTCATTGCAATAGATATTTTTTTTGCCTTGCTTTATTGTTATAACCGGCAAGTTTGTTCCTTTTGTTTTGTTCGAACGAACATTGTGTTGATTAACGTGTATTTTAGTTTTCATAAAATTATGCATTAAGTAAAAATTCCATTGCAATAAATCTTTGACATGCTTCACGTGATCGGAAAGGCTCTCTAATAAATTTGTGACGTGGCTGTTTAGTGTGCACTTTGAAACCTTTAACGTGATCACCTGAAACCCAAAACCATTGTTCTTTTTCTTGATTTTTCATAATTGTTGTTGTTTGTGATGTAAATGTACAACCTTTTTTAACAACTCCAAACAATTTCAAACAAAATAATGCAAAAAAATATCAATTATTTATTTAACGGTCATAAAAAAGGGCAAATCCATCAGAAATGCCCTTTTTGATCAACAACTATATGAATCAAAACCTTAATCTTTCGGTGCAATATTACACAATTTTTCCATCTTTTATCGCCTTCAATTCAACTTTTGATTTGCCATTTTCGATTGTAACGATTGCAAACCCTTGTGTGTGCTGATTAAAAGGCATATATTTTGGCGAAATAGTAGTCAAACACCCTGTTGAATGTGTGTGAATATATTGCCCAAAACCTGTTTTTTTGGTTGTGGTTGTTTGGCGATGCACGTGGCCCATTAATGTATTGCAGAACATTTTATTGAATAGCGATTGGCTCGGATTGACTCCGCCAACTCCAAATCCTTCATGGCCGTGAATGACTAATAAATCGCCCATGAACATACCTTGCCAATCAGGCACGTATTTAATGTCTAGTACATCTAATCTAAAAAATTTCTCAAATTGTAATTCGTGCAATTGGGCAAATTCCTCCGCTTGTTGATTAATATACCTTTGATGCCTGTTTTCATGGTTGCCTGCCTTGAAATAAATTGGAATCGTTGGAAATATACCACGCAACGTTTGCAGGAAATTACGGCACATTTCTACTTCCTTTGGATAGTCCCTAAGATCGGGATCACGTTCGTGTCTGCTGATCGAATATTGGTCAAATGTGTCTCCATTCAGATACAGGCAATCAATGTTTCTTTCTTTTAACTCCTTAATGGCACACACCACGGCTTCAACTGAATGGAACGGAACGTGTATGTCTGACAATACACCAATGACCTTTAAATGATCCGGCAATCGGTCTGATGTGTATTCCTTCCCAATGGATGGTTCAATTCCGAAATTCTCTAATTCAAAAAATGTCGTGGATTCAATCTGTGCCTTTGGTAGATTTTTCAATTGTGCCTCATTACGTTCACGGATCAAAATATTGTGCTTTCTCATTGTTTTACGCAACAATTCAGCGGTTTGGTATCCGTATGTTTGGTAATAGGTTTCTGAAAAGGTTTTTAGGTTTAATGGCGATGAATAAAAATGATCTCTGATTTGATCGTGTTTTAGTCCCATGAATAGTTTTTTTTCAAAATTAGTCAATTAACTAATTAGCAAAACCGACAAATAAAACAAAAATGGCCGTAGAATATTCCACGACCATTCTGCATTCACCCTAATCAACATCCTATGCACTCAAAGAATGCACGGATGTGCACTACCAAACCTATGAAAAACAAATTATTCCTGATATGATACCCTGTAATTACTTGCCACATCCGTGTAATTATTCGGGATATGAAATTGGCAGGTGTATATATTTGATTTTAATTGAACACGGATTGAATCAACAATGGCCGAATCTGTTTCGGTTAATGTGTCAAATTTGATCCATAATTTGTGGGCCATTGACATCACACCAAAATCATCCATGTTGTACAAATCGCCTTCATATTGCATGGAATATTGCCTAAAATCGTTTAATCTTTGCTGTGTGACTATCTGCTCTAAAAACAAACCATTGACATCCTGTGCACGTTTAAATGCGTTGTTGTCCGTAAATGCACCCGAAAATACAACTGAATCAACATCGGCCTGAACCACATCTTTGTGCTCCATCACATCGGATGTCACAAATATACCTGATTGCTCCCTGATGAACCATGCCTCTTTGTACACGTTTTGTTCTTTGTCAATATTACGTACGGAACAATTGTCCAAATACACACCATTGTACGATCCAGTTGCATCAATGTATGGCAATGCAAATCCCAATTCAATTTGACCGGGTTCCGGTGCCTCTTTTGCCGTAAATTTAAACGATTCAAATGTGCCTGCCCCAACAACTTGTGTTGTGTTCCACGCAATTGATCCCGGTGATGTTCCCCACGTTTTGTTTGTTTCACTCCAATATTGGTAAACTCCCGGTGCATATTCAATTCGCAAATACCATGGCAATCTGTTGTCGCTACCCCCTTTGTCAATATTAACCGAAAACAATACCTGATATTGATTGCCTTTCACGGCATTTCCTGCCCCTGTGGTGAACAATTTTGTCTGATATACTCCCAATGCACTTGTGCCTGTGAATTTGATCGCCTTACGGCCTGCAAATGCGTTTGGCTCAAATGTTCCAACGGCACCGAATGTCGTATCCCAATTTTCGTACCCAAATTCAAACGATGCATTCAGATTCAAATCAACCTGTTGTTGTGAAATATCTACAATTTCCTGATATTTTTTGACCGGTCTGCGTGGTGTTCTGAATAGGTTTTGGCCAATCGGTTGCATATTTGTCGGCACCACTTTCAACATATTTGTTGTCACGGATGTTTGGGCCACTCCTGATGAATTATAAATCCAATATTTGATGTCCTCTGATCCGCCATTCAAAAATCCTTGTTTGGCTGTTAATATACCGGAACCAACATATGTGCCTGCCTGAATGCCTGCAATGATTCGTTGATCACCATACGATGAATTGTTCACAATATACCAACGGCCAAACGATTGAAATAAACGGCAATTGAATCCCATAAGGATTGACCGCAATGTCATTTTTGCATCGTTGATGATATAATAATCGTGATAAAATCCAACCTTTTTGATTGTCACTTGATCAAACACGTTTTTCCATGCTGAATCGGTTGCGATTCTTAAATCATTGCTGATGTAAATGTCGTAATCCAATGATAAATTGGCCAATGCATTCCACATAAATTGCCATAATGTGGCATTATCTGTGCCGACCGCAGGCATCCACGTATCAAATCCATCCAATTGCCCCAAATTATCTGTGGCTGTAATTGACAATGAATATGGTGTGGAAACCAATGCCTGTGAATAAAGATCGTTTACAACCCAACCTGACCAATATGTGGCCCAATTGCCGGCCGATGATTCGTAATAAATCACCACTTTGTATTCACGTTCATCGTACAAATAAAAATCATCATAGGTCACATCATCTGTCACCAATAAATTCAACGTGCACAACGATCCAATCAATGGCTCATACAAATCCTCTTCTGCTTTCCACTCGATTTCAACCGGCTCACCTGAACCAACCATTGGCAAAACGGCACCTGAATATCCGTTTTTGAAAATCTCAACCTTTCGTTTGTTGCCTTTAATATCAGCAAATTCCAAACGATATTTCACACCGTATGCCATATTTATCCTATTCTATTTCTTTGCTTTTCTGCTCTTTGTAATGCCACCACCAAATCCTGACCTCTCAACACAAATTCGCCTGTCATTGGGCCACCGCCTCCGCCATTGCCTTGATCTAACATTCCCTGCAATTTACTCAATGGTGCGATTACCTCAGGATTTGATTTTGCACCCGGATATTCACCCATTAAACCCATTGTTGGGCCGGATACGATACCACCCGCCGCAAATTTTGGAATCGCTGCAAATGCTGATAATACACCACCAATTGCCGTTGCAATAAATGCCGGTGTTGTAAATATGGCTGCCGGCCCGGTTGCTGCTCCCGATTGTGTTGCACCTGCAATCGCACTTGACATTGCTGATGCCTGATTCATGATTATTTGCTGAATAATCATTGATCCTAATTTTACCAATGTTTGCAACATTACCTGTGCAAAACCTTCAAATCCGGTTGATGCCAATCCCATTGATTGAATAATTGAATCACCTAATGCTGTAAATGCCTGCCCTGTTTGATCGGCCACCATTTGACCAACTGCCATAATACTATTGTATTTTTCAGCTAATATATCTAATTGTGCCTGTTGTGTTTGAACTGATGTTGTTATTGCGGCATCCATTACCGCCAAAGGTGATTTGACTTTGCCTTCTAAACCTTCAAACCCCTGAAAACTTACATTTTTTATGGCATCTTGTATCCCACCCAATTTCATTGCATTAAAGAATTTGAACAAATCCATTAATTCAATTTTAGATTTGTCCACCTCTTTATTCAATGAGATCATTGAATTTCTGATGCCTAATACATCATCACTTAATTTTTTAGCCTTACCGCCACCTTCACCAATAGCACCTAATCCTAAATTTGCACCATTATCACCCCCTGTTGCTTTCGATTCTTTATCTAGTTTTGATAATAATGCCCTGTTTTGTTGTAATTGTTTTACTTGTTGTGCAATCTGTGCATCAATTGCCCCAACCGACACCCCCTGTGCGGCATTCATACCTGTAACAGGTGCCTGTGCTGCTGATTTTTGCTTTTTAAGTAATTCTATGGATGCATAAATCTGCTTATTTTTTTCACGAATAGCATTTGCATCTTTTTGCTCTTGTTCTGTTAGCTTATTATCAGGTTTTAATGCTTTTGCATAATCATATGCTGATTTTGCTGCCACACCTAGCAATGTTGCTAATCCTGCTATTCCACTAGCTGTTTTTAAGGTCAAATTGAATTTAACCGCTGCGGCTGTCATTAAATTAAAACCTTCAATGACTTTTGGAACAATTGTACCTACTAAAAACAACAATGGGCCTGTTGCTGTTGCAATTCCTGCCAATGCGACAATAAATGTTTTTGTGCCTTCACTTGAATTTGAAAACCCTGCAATCATTTCATTTAATGAACTCACAATTGATGTGACCGCAGGCAACATTATCTGTCCCATTTGAGCACTTAATTGTTTCATGCCTTCGCCAAACATACGCATTTGGTTTGCGGCTCCATCATTAGTTCTTGCAAAATCACCTTGTGCATTTTTGGTGGCTGACATCACATAATTATAACGCAACAACACTTTTTCAGCCTGTGTCATTGTATCATATTGCTTTGTCATCCCTTGTGACAATGCATATGCTTTTACATTGGCTTCGGTCATCACAATGCCTAACCGCTTCAATGATTCGGTTTCGCCTGTAAAAATTCCGTTCAATGCCGTTGTGGCTTCCTTTATATTTATGTTTTTAAAAGAGGATAAATCACCGGCTAAGCCAACTAATGATGTGGATAATTTTGCAGCCTCACCAACACCTAATCCCATTGATGTTGCCATGTCACCAAATAATGATGCCATATCCAATGCCGTACCCTCAGCAATACCAAATGATGTCAATGATGTTTTTGCAAAATCTTTCACCAATTGTGATGATGATTTGAAAGCTACATCAACTTTATTCATTGATTCATTAAAATCAGATGCCATCTTTACTGATGCCGTACCGGCTGCCAACAATGGTGCCGTCACAAATGTTGACATTGTTTTTCCAATATCAGCCGCTTGTTTAGAAAATGCGACTAATGATTTCTGTGCATCTGATAATGCTGAATTCAAATCGGTGGAATCACCGGTTATTCGTACTTTTAGTTCCTCTGCCATAATGTAAAGTTAAAAAAAAAGCCAACCTATAATTTAGATTGACTTTTTTCAATTTGTTTTAAAAATGCCTCGAATTGTTCCGGTGTTGATTTCGGTTTGCCTTTCTCCAAATACACATCCTGTGGCAACGGGAATAATTTATCAGGTGAAATTATTTGTGATTTTTTGGTGGCATTCGAATTTACAA